GCACCCCAGTTTCTTCTCCTATTCACAGCATCCATATCTGTCCAATCTGTGATTGCTTGAGTAGGTACTGTTCCTTGTCTATCAGGAGGATTTACCTTGCTTTCCTCATCTGCAAACTCTTGAACAATATCTAGTAAAACTTCGGTGTCAACACTAGAAAATTTTTCTCTTTTAGATTCAGGAAGTTTAAATAAAGCAGTTTCTCTGATCTTAGCATCCATACTTTCCCATTTTTCTTTGTATGGTTTATAGTTATCTACTTCTTTTGATAGTTCAGTATTTAACTCTTGCCATTTTTCTTGATCTACGAGATCAGCTTTATGTTTTGCTTCCTCTTGTGATTTCAAAGATTGCATGGCATCACGAAGGTTGTTCCTTTCGTTTATGACTTCATTTAACCTTGAAATAGGTACATTGTTTTCGTCTTGTGTGACGGCTTCCTCTTTTACATCTGGACTGATGGACTGTTCTTCAGACATTTTTACCTCTTTAGTGAGTGGTGAATTATGCAAGAATTGCCTTGCATTAAATAGATACTATAAAGTAAGTTATAATTATAGTCTAATGCAAGAAAAAAATTACGAGTTTAAGAAAAAATGGTTTAAGTATCTTGGCTATCAACCACATAATGGGCAATTACCTTTACATTACCCTGAAAAAGTAGATAGTAGATTTCAAGTTGTTGTATGTGGAAGAAGATTTGGAAAAACTTGGGCAAGTGCTATGGAGGCTACCTATGTAGCATCTCAACCAAATAAACGTATTTGGGTTGTAGGTATGTCCTACAAAAAAGCTAGATTAATATTTAGAGAGATCTGGCAACGTATGGTTATTGGACATCCTGATGATGTAGATAAAGCATCAGAAAAAGATATGTTTATTCGATTTAAGTGGGGAACTACTGTAGAAGGTATGTCAGCAGATAACCCATCAAGTCTTGTGGGGGAGGGTCTTGACCTTTTGGTAATTGATGAGGTTGCCAAGATGAATAAAAAGATTTGGGATATGTATTTATCTCCTACTGTTGCTGGCAGAAAAGGTAAAGTTATTTTTATTACTACACCAGAAGGTAGAAATTGGATTTATGATTTATTTAAATTAGGAGCAGATGATCCTCTATGGGAAAGTCATACATCACCCTCTTGGGTTAATCAACATGAATTTCCTTTAGGATTAGATGATCCAGCAATTATAGAAAGAAAACGTAATATGTCAAAAGAACTTTTTGGTCAGGAATTTGGAGCAGAGTTTTCTGTGTTTGAAGGAAAGGTTTGGGATTTTAATAGGGGTTTAGATACTGGAGATTTTCCCTATGATGCTAATTTGCCTACTTATTGCTCTATTGACTTTGGCTTTCGTATGCCAGCCGTATTATTTATGCAAACTTATTGGGATGATGGCACAGAGCATATTAGAGTTTTTGATTGTATTTTACACAAAACCAACATTAAAACTGAAGATTTAATTAAGATGATCAAAACTAAAGGCTATCCCATTATGTCATATTATGGCGATCCAGCAGGGTCAAATGTTCAAGGTCAGTCAGGTGCTGGAGATATGGAGATATTTAGGAGAAGTGGTATTAGAATCTTATCTACTAGAGATCGTATGAGCAGAAACATTGTAGCAAGTGTTGCATACGCAAGGGGGTTTTTTGAAAGTGCTGAAGGCGTTAGAAGAGTTCATGTTGATAGCAAATGTACGGATTTAATAGAAGATTTTGAAGAATACAGATACCCTGAAAGCGAAGATGGTAAACCAGTCAAAGAAGAACCTTTTAAGGATGGAAGGCATGACCACGGAAATGATGCCTTTAGATATTTTATAACTAACAGATTTCCAATGAGAAACCAAGAAATGAAGAGGATTCAAAGATGATTAATAAGATGCTTAAAGATAAGTTGCTTGAAACTAAGCTGTTAATGTCTCACGACAGGAGAAGGGAGATTAGAAAACACTTAGATTATTACTCAGGCACTTCAACTGAACAATATATTAATGGTTATTTTAGTGGAGATGCTTTTGCAGAGATACCTCCTAGTATGACAAACTTTACAAGAAAATTTATTAATAAAATTAGTAGAATATATAGCTTAGGAGCAAAGCGTAATTTAGGTGGTGCTACATCAAGATATGAGGAGCTGATCCCTACAAAAAATGTAAGAATGAAACATTCAGAAAGAATGACTAGACTATTAGGTACAATAGCTAATCGTGTTTACTGGATGGATGGTAAGTTTGACTATAGACCTATTTACTACTTTGAAGCATATTTTGATGAAAACCCATTTACTCCTAGTGCAATTATCTATCCTTTATTAAATAATACTAGCGATCTTTCTGATGCTACAAATTTACAATGGGAATACTGGGATAATGAAAAATATGGTATTATGAATGAAGATGGTGAAATGATAGACGAGCAAGAAAACCCCTATGGCATTATTCCTTTTGCTTTTACTCACAGAGAAGATCAGGTAGATTCTTTTTTTGTTGAAGGTGCGTCAGATGTAGTTAGTTGTAATGAGCAAGTTAATATTGCTTTAACTGAAATGAATCTTGGTATGCGTTTTAATATGTTTGGACAGCCGTGGGTTACTGGACTAAGAGCAGATCAAAGTATGTTAAGAGCTGGGTCAAATACAATTCTTGATATGGGAGAAGAGGGTGCTTACAACATTACCAGTCCTAGTGGTAACATTCAAGAAGCTATAGACAATATTAAATTTCAAATAGAATTAGTTGCCTCAAATAATCATTTATGGATGCAATGGGCAGAGTCTGGTGGTGAAGTGCCTAGTGGGATTTCACTTATGATTAAAGATATGGAGCGTAAAGAAGATTATTATGATGATATTGCTCTTTGGAGATTGTATGAAGAAGATTTTTATAGAGTAGAGCGTGTAATTGCTGGATATAATGGTATTGAGTTGCCTGAAGAGTTTGGTGTAGATTTTGAAGAAATAGATTACCCTATGACTGTTCAGGATCAGATATTAAAGGATAATTTTGACATTGAAAATAACTTAATTACTAGAGCAAAAATTATGGTTCGTGAAAATAAAGATCTTACGCTAACTCAAGCACAAAAACTTATTAATGATAATAGGAAAGTCAATGAAGAAGAAGGAACTCAGTCAATCTTTAAAAAACTCAGTCAAGATGCTGGACAAGATCAATAATATAGAATTTAACCTCAAGGGAAATATTAAAGATGCTATTGCTAACCCTATAAAATGGGCAGAGCAACAAGCTAACCAAGCCATAGAAGATAATATTTCTAAATACTTAGATGCTAAAACATTAGGCAAGGAGTTTTGGGATGAAGTTAAAAATAACAACTAACTTTGATTTTAGTCAATTAAATAACAAGTTAGATAAGTTAGTAGATAAGTATGTAGAGCAAAATGTAATAGATGTTGCTGATGGGGCAAAGAAAAAAATAGACCAAAATACACTCCCCAGATTAAGCAAAATTACTAAACGCATTAGGAAAGCAGAAGGTTTGCCAGAAAACCCTCCTTTAAAAGCTACTGGCAAATTATACAATAGCATTAAACCCAAAAAAACTGCTTTAGAAATATATCAATATGGTAAGTGGCACGATGACGGAATACCAGAAATTTCAGATAAGCATAGAAAATTTATTAATACTCGCAATCAAGATTATTTTAAATCTAAAAAGAAACGAAAAGAAGTTTTTATAGAAGAATTAAGAAAAAACTTGCGTAAAAGCAAAGGATAATAGTATCTTATGGCAAAGAAGGAACAATTAGATGGATGGGATAGACGATTATTTACTGCGATTGCTAGTAGATTATCTTACGACACACGAATCTTCTCTGAAAGACTTAGACAGGAAATTGATAGACTTAGAAAAGCTGGTGTTAGAGAGCAACAAATTATTGCAATCCTCAATCAAGACCTTAACAACCACGGAAGAATTTTTGGTGAACTCAGGAACTCTGTTAAGCGAGGAGTCATTGGGGGAATTAATCAAGCGTTTCGGAGGTTTGGAGATATGGGGGGAAGCCTAAAATGGGTAGCAATTTCAAAAAACCTTTGCTCTGATTGTCAGAAAAGAGCTGGAGAAGTAGACACATGGGAAGGTTGGGAAGCTAGAGGTATGCCAGCTAGTGGTTGGAGTATCTGTAAAGAGTATTGTTACTGCCAATTAATCCCAGTACGCTTTAATGTCGAGGACAAAATTCAATTATGAAGAAATTTTCTATAGTTAACTGTATCTGTTTAAAATGTCAATGGATATGGTCGGTTTTGTCTACAGATATAGACAGAGATCAAGAATGTCCAGAGTGCAAGTCTTATGACGTTAGGACATTTCTTAAAAAAACTAATTCTTAATATTGAGTGCCTTTTCCCTGTTTATTACTTTCTGTTGCCAAGCCTCTCTTTGAGCTTTGGTTTGTCTCCCTTGTGAGGGTCTACCTATTCCAACTTGTTCTGCTCTTATCCTCCATTGCCTAGCATCCCTACGTTTTTCATTCTTATTTAGGACTTTCTTTAGCTGTCTTTTTTCTTCTATTTGAGTCATCTTTTTAGGAGCTTTTACAACCTCTGGTCTTTTAGGTAAAATTTCTATAGTATCTTCAAAGTCAGCATCCAACACTTCAACTTCTTGAATATCTGCCACTTCAGATGTGAGGAATTTTTCAAATGGACTCTTATGGTTGGCAACTTCTACTCTTTTAATTAGTTTACCTGAGTGTTCTAAGATCAATCTACCAGCTTGCACATTTCCAGCCTCTGCTTCTCGTAACATAGCATTAAGAACATTGGGCAATTTAGAGCCAAAGGTCACCATATACTTCTGATAAAAGACTTCTACAAACTCAGGGTCTTTAAGCCAGTTGTGAACTGTGGCTTTTGTTACTCCAGCTTTGTCAGCTACGTCTTGAATACGAGCCTCTGGTTGAGATACAAGCATATCTACAACTAATGCTTTTTCAGGTTTCCATTTACTAGGCAGATTAACACTCATGTGGTATATTCCTTGTGGTTATGGTATATTATACAAAACTTTATGGACTTTATACAAGATACTTTTAAAAATAAAGCACCTAAATCCTAATAAGGCACATATACTACTATAAGAGATACAAGAATAAAACGTAGTTTTATAAAGGATTTTGTTTTTAAAATTCTTTTCTAAATATGGGGTCAGGACTTTGTTTTCACGCATTTTGAGGGGAACAAGGGTAACCACATAACGCTCAAATCGGGTACGCCCTAACCCTTGTTATTGAGACTCATTCTCATTAAGTAACGCTCATAACGTTCATAAATAGCTATTGAGACTCATTCTCATTATCAATAAGTAACGTTCATAACGCTCATATCTTTATTGAGACTAGGTCTCATTATCAAATATTGTTCTTGTTTATGTGTGGGGGCTGTAGTTTCATATAAATTAAAGTCAAATAGTAAAATTTTAACCTCATACAAATAAATATTGAATTATCCTAATACTCTTTTTTTGTCAAGGATTATTTTAATCTTTTTTTCACCCTCAACAAAATCCCAAAACACCACCCTAACAACGATAAAAAAAGTTTTTAGTGTTAGTTTATGTATGTATAGAATAATGCCTTTAAGGTACCAAATAAAGCCTTTAAATGCTATATNGGTTTGTTGTTGTCATAGTATCATTTTACAAGTTTAATTAATTGGGNTTAGGTCGCAAATTATCAGATCATAAAAAAATTACCCTCTATATATAAGGTGTAAAAAGTTAAGTACTTAACTCTATTACAATATTTAAAAAAATTTACTTGACATATATACTATGCAAACCCTAGACTTTAGCAACTTAA